ATGAAAAAAGTGTTCCTCCACAGTTGCGTCGTGCCATTAATAGAGCTTCTGCAATTCTAGAGGTTGTCGATCTTGAGTTTGAAAGGATTCTCGACGATAGAGAGCAATACATTGCTTCTATAGAGGATGAAAATGTAACGGATTTAACGGATGAGCAGTTAAATGTTGAGAGCCTTAAGCTTGTTGCTAATAAATATTTACCACCCGAAAATGCCAAGCCTGACGATGATTTTGACCAGCTTTTTGCTGAGTTATATAACAACAATATAAAAACCACGAGTCAATTAATTCGCATTTTGGAAGAGTCACTTCCTGATGTGCTAAAAGAAGATAAAGAACTTGTCGAAAGAAAAAATGCCGAGCTTGCTAAAGGTAAATCTTTAACAGGTGTGTCTAATGTGGAAAGGCTTTTGAGAGGTGTGTATTTCAGTCATGTTGGATTGATAAGAGTGTCAGTGAGGAATTATTTAGGAGATACTTTTAATCCTTTGCCACATAATGAATAAACTTCCTTGATCATCTTATGATGATCAAGGTTTTTCTAATCTAAGATGTAATCACTAAATGTTATTATCTCTTCGCCTAACCAAACATTGAGCTCCTCTAAGCGCTTTTGCAATGGCATGAGTTCATTACGTACAAAAACTCTGCTTGCTTTTTCAACATCTCCAAAACCTCCAACATTATTTGGCATAATCCCCATCATCTGCGGCGGTACGCGGTGCGCCGCCATCATGTCATCGCGGCTCACGTTCTTGATGTTCAGAAATTCATCCTTGGCCGCCACCTCTGACAGCGGGATGATCTGAATCCCGTCTTTCTTTCCGTTGGGGGAATACATAAACAGATTGCGGAAGTTGCCCGGCCCCTTCGCGCTCTTCATCGCTTTGCGGATGTTGTCCACATCCTCCTGATTCTGCGCGGCGTCGGTCATGTACATGATGAAACCGGCGTGGCTGCCGTTGAGATAATACTTGCGGCGGAACAGCGTAGCCGACTCATTCAGCAGCGTTGACGGGATGGCGGACAGGTATTCCGGCAGGCCGTAAATCTCCTGATTAAGGTCCGGTTCCATCAGGTGAAACACGCTGCCCGGCGTAAACTGGTAGGGCTGCGTGGTCAGGCCATACTGTGCAAACCAGTAGGTGTCTAAATCGGTGCCGCGCCGGGTGAATTTCGCCAGCGATGGCTCAAGAGCAATCACGCCGCCCAAGCGGTTAGTTCGCTTCTCAAGGTAGGCGTTACCGAATACCAGATAGTCCTGGATAAAGCGGCTGAACGCCTGACCACTTAGCAGCCGGTGCGGGATAAACGTGCTGGTCAGGATGTTGCGCTTCACGTTCAGCGGTGAGCTGTGATGTACGGCGGCGCGGAACGTTCGCGCCAGCCCGTCAAAACTCACCGGCGGCTCATACCACCGGTCCAGCACTACGCATTCCACATAGTCCAGCAGTTCGCGGCGGTCCAGCACCGGGATCGGGTCGCCAAAGGTGAACGCTTCCGCCGCCGGGCCGCCGGTCATCTGCTCCTGCACGGGCTGCGTGCGCGTGCGGTTCCTGCGTTTGCTCATTTAAAAAATCTCCATGATGTTGCGTGTGTGGGCGGATTCACCCTGCAGCGGTTCGTTTGCCAGCGCGTGCATGGCCGCCCAGGCTAAGTCCGCGTGGCTGGCTTCTTCGCTACGGCTGGCTTCGTAGGTCGGGCGGTTGCCGCTGGCCGTGGTGGCACGGCGGATTGCCATAAATGACTGCGCGATGTCGAGGTGGCCGGCGTCGAATTCCAACCGCCCGCCGCTGATGATGTCGAATGCCTTCAGCACCAGGGCGTTTTTTACGGTCGGGTTGTAGACGAACTCTTTCACCGCCGGGAAAAACGCTTTTACGTTTTCATAAACCCCCAGGCCAACGCCGGTGGAGTCGATGCCGATATAGGTGACGTTATACTGCTGCGTCAGTTTTTTGATGGACTCAGCCTGCGCCCGGAAGTCCATACCGCGCCACTGATGCCGCTCAAGGATGCGGAACTTACCGCCCGGCACGGCGGGCGGAGCCATGACCACGCACCCGGCGCTGTCGCCTTTCTGCGTGCCCTTCGCCGGGTCGTACCCGATCCAGACTTCACGCCAGCCGAACGGACGCAGCGCCAGTGCTTCGAAATCGTCTTTCCACACTTCCCAGCTGTCCACCATGCATTTCTGCAGCAGCTGCAGCGGGAAGACGGACGCGAGATCATCCACGAATTCACACATCAGCAGGTTCTGGTATTCCGGCGGGCTGTATTCCAGGCGCAGCTGGTCAAGGTCAAACAGGTTACAGCCGCCGCGCACCGCATCCTCTACGGTAACAATCTGGCGAAACTGGCCGTCATCGCAGAAGCGGCCCGGCGACAGGTTCGGGTGCGTCAGGTCAATGTCTACGCGGTCCGCCTTCGCGCGGCCCCGGTTATAGAGCGCGCCGGACCAGAACGGATAGGCGCTGTGCGTCAGGCTGGACGGCGTGGAAAAGTAGGTCTGCCGCCACTTCTTATGCAGCGCCATGCCGGACGCCACCTTGCGCAGTTCCTGAAACTTCGGGATCCAGAAATATTCATCCAGGTAAAGATTGCCGTGATAGCTCTGTGCGGTGCGGGCGTTTGTGCCTAAGAAGTACAGGCACGCGCCGTTACTCAGCGTCATCGGGTCGCCCTTAAGTTCAACGTCCGCCTCTTTGGCGAATTCGATGATGTACTGCTTAAAGACGTGCGCCTGCGCCTTGCTGGCCGACAGAAAAATCTGGTTGCGCCCGGTGGTCAGCGCATCGATCAGCGCCTCGCGGGCAAAGTAAAACGTCGCACCAATCTGGCGGGATTTAAGCACGTTGCGGATGCGGTGCTTGTTACCCGCATCCCACCACTGGCGCTGGTAGCCGAACATTGAGCTGTGGAAGATTTCCTGCAGTTTCTCAATCTGCTCGTCGGTGAACAGGTTCTTTATTGGTGCTGATCGCGAGCCTTTGTTGCGGTTTTCCACGTTGGGGTTCAGGTCGGCTTCATTGCCGCCGTTATTGAATTTCCCGATCCGGGCGTGGCGCTCTGACTGCCGGGCCAGCAGGTCGATTTCTTTATAGTCCTTCCCTTCCTTCGTCTCCTTCATGACCAGTTGGCAGTAGCGTGCGGCGGTAGTCAGCTGCATCTGATCCAGCGGGCCATAGTCGCCCCACCTGTCGCGCTTTTTCCAGCTGTGAACGGTTGCGGGTTTCTCTCCCAGCATTTCAGCAATGCGGGCGATGCGGTATCCCTGAAAGTGCAGCAGCAAAGCCTGCCTGCGGGGATCGAGGTCTTCGGGGGCGGGTGTCATGTTCATGCAGCCAAAATACGGCCCCGCCGCCGCCTTTTCTGCTGTCCCTCATTGTGTCGTAAGTCGTACAACGTCCGCGCGTTGTTTCGCTACCCCCCTCACCGCAAACATAGGGCCTCAGAGCGATTTATCACAACGGAGCCTGGACAATGGCAAAGAAAGCAAAGCGTTTCCGTATCGGGGTGGAAGGTGCCACCACGGACGGGCGCACCATCGAGCGCAGCTGGCTTGAGCAGATGGCGGCAAAATACGATCCGGCTGTTTATACCGCCGTCATCAACATGGAACACATCAAGGGCTACACGCCGGATAGTCCGTTCCGCCGGTTCGGTGTCATTGATGCGCTGGACACTGAAGAAATCAAAGACGGATTGCTGAAAGGAAAGCTGGGGCTTTTTGCCACGATTTCCCCGTCGGATGATCTGATCGATATGACCGGCAAAATGCAGAAGCTGTTCACGTCGATGGAAATCAGCCTGAAGTTTGCCGATACCGACGCACCTTATCTGGTTGGTCTGGCCGTCACTGATGACCCGGCAAGCCTCGGCACCGAAATGCTGGCCTTCAGTGCCAAAGCGGAGCAGAACCCGCTGGCAAAACGCAAGCAGCACCCGGAAAACCTGTTCAGCGCGGCCACCGAAACGGTGATCGAACTGGAAGACGTGCCGGAGGAAAAGCCCGCCCTGTTTACCCGCATCAAAGCCATGTTTGCAAAGCAGCAGCAGACCGATGCCGCCCGCTTCAGCGACGTGCATCAGGCAGTTGAGCTGATTGCCAGCGAACAGCAGCAGTACGGCACCCGCACCGATAAGGCGCTGCAGGAGCAGACTGAACGCCTGAGCAGGCTGGAAGCGGACCTGCAGACGCGCGTCCTTGAGTTTGATGCTCAGCCGGGTGGCAACGCGCCAGCCGGACACCTGACCAACTGCTAAAGGAGCAGTAAACCCCATGAAAAAGAATACCCGTTTTGCCTTCAACGCCTTTCTGGTGCAGCTGGCGCGCGTTTACAAAGTTGAGCAGGAAGAGCTGCACGGCAAGTTCAGCGTGGAGCCGTCCGTTGCGCAGACGCTTGAAGATACCATTCAGCAGTCAACGGCATTTCTGACCCTGGTTAACGTGATCGGCGTAACCGATCAGTCAGGCCAGCTGCTAGGCCTCGGCGTCGGCAGCACCATCGCAGGCACCACCGATACCGGTGCCAAAGAGCGTGAGCCGACTGACCCGACGGATATGTCGGACATCAGCTACAAGTGCGAACAGACCAACTTCGATACGGCCATCACCTACGCGAAGCTGGACCTGTGGGCGAAGTTTCAGGACTTCCAGACTCGCATCCGCGACGCCATCGTGAAGCGACAGGCGCTGGACCGCATCATGATCGGCTTCAACGGCGTGAAGCGTGCCAAAACCTCCAACCGCGCGGAAAACCCGCTGCTGCAGGACGTAAATAAGGGTTGGCTGCAAAAGGTCCGCGAAGATGCGCCTGATAACGTCATGGGCAGCACCACCAAAGAAGGCACAACCACCGCCGCGCCAGTGAAGGTCGGCAAGGGCGGAGCCTATGCCAACCTCGACGCGCTGGTGATGGATGCGGTGAACGAGCTTATCGATCCCATCTTCCAGGACGACGACGAACTGGTGGTGATCTGCGGACGTGAGCTGCTGTCCGACAAGTATTTCCCGCTGGTCAACAGCGATCAGGCCAACACCGAAAAGCTGGCCGCTGACATGATCATCAGCCAGAAACGCATGGGCGGCCTGCAGGCGGTGCGCGCGCCGTACTTCCCGGCAAACGCTGTGCTGATCACCCGTCTGGATAACCTGTCCATCTACTGGCAGGAAGATTCCCGCCGCCGTTCGCTGATTGATA